TGCGCGACCCGCTTCCCCCGGAGGGCGATCGCGGCGTCGGCGGGGTCGAGGTTCTCGGTCGCCGAGGCGATCTCGACGGCGAGTTTCGCGAGCTTCCCCTCGACCTCGCGGATCGCCTTCGCGTAGGAGGCGACGAGGGCGCGTTGCTCGGCGGCCTCGCGGGCGAGGAGCGCGGCTCGGTGCCGCGCGTGGGCGGCCTCGATCTCGGAGAGGGCGGACACTCCGCCCTCCTACTTCTTCGCCTTCGCCTTCCGCCTCGGGAGGAGATCCCGACCGCGGGAGGTGATCCGCCACCGGATCACGCCGTCGGCCTCGGTACGGGCGACCTCCTCGGAGAGAATCCCGGCTTGCAGGGTCGTCGCGACCGTTAGGAGGTCGAGGGAGTCGTCGCCGAGGAGTTCGACGATCTCGCCCGTGTCCTGCCAATCCTCGGCGGCGGCGGCGCGATAGATCCTCTCGGTGCGGGCGTCCATCTAGCGAGTCCTCTCGGGCGGGGGCGGGGCGGCGGGCATCATCGGCGCTCCGGCGGAGTCGCCGTTCGCCGGGGCGGCGTCGAGCGCGTCGAGCATCCCGCCGAGCGCCCGCTCGGTCGCGGCGGGGGCGTCGCCCTTTTCGTCCTCGATCCGGGCCGCCTCGACGTCATAGTCATAGCCGCGTTTCCCGGCGAGGGTCCGCTTGCTCACGATCCCGAGAGTCTGATCGGCGATCAGCGTCTCGGAGTCGGACGGGAGCATTTCCGGCCACGTAATACCGACCTCGACGTCGGGCCGACCGGAGACGATCAGGGCGCGGCGCGTGGACTCGGTGTAGAGGTCGCCGTAGGTCTGCCGTTTCGTCTCGGTGAGTTCTAGGAGCGGTTGATAGAGGATCTGCAACGCGACGCCGGATAGCGCCCCGACGTTCTCGACCTTCCCGACGGCGATCTCGGGAATCCGCGTGATCTCGTGTAGCGCCTGACGTAGCTCGGCGATCAGGGAGAGGGGCGCGGTCAGATCCGAATCCATTTCGAGTTTGTCGATCGTCGTTCCCTTCGGGAACCGGACGATTCGCCCGATCGCGCGATTCAGCGTCTCCAATCCGCCCTCGGCGTCCGTGTACCAAAGGGGGTGAGCGTGGAACCGGAGGATCCGGTTCACGTTCGACGTCGCGAACTCGATCGCGGAGATCAGATCGAGGACGTCGGCCTCTAGGTCGGCCCGCCCCCATACCCGGTTCGGTGCCGGGAGGTTCTGCGCGTGGACGATCGGCGGGAAGGGGAATCCCCACGTCTCGCGGCGGATCTCGATCCAGCGGTTCCCGACCTCGGGCGATTTCTCCTCGATCACCTCCCACGTCTCGCCGGACTCCGAGGGGACGATCCGTTGCCGCCGACCGATCATCCGGCGGTCCTCCTCGTTCCACTCCGTCCACGTAATCCGGTACTCGGTGATTTTCTCGTGGTCGTCCTGCGCCCATTTCAGCGTGAGATTTTGCGGGTCGAGCGCGACGATCCGGGCGAGGCCGCCCGCGTCGGGAGAGGGGACGATCCGGGCGAACGAGTGGCCGGAGACGCCGCCGTTCACGGCGAGGCGTTGCTTCCCGATCAGGCCGCCGGAGTTCTTCCATATCGCCTCGACGTCCGCCTCTAGCCTCGACGTCGAGGCCGTGTCGGCGTCGATCTGAAACTCCGGTCCCTTCCCGACGAGAAACGAAACGCCCTTATCGACGATGAGACGGGCGTAGTTGATTCGGACGTTATCGTCGAAACCGTCGGGCGTCAGGCGGAGCGGTTTCGGAGCCTCGCCCTCGTAGTAGTTCCACGCCCGCTTGAATTGCTCGCGCCGTTCTTTCTCGTCGGCCTCGACGAGTTGGGCGTAATGCTCGGTGAATAGATCGAGGGCGTCCATCTAGAAAACGTCGAGGAGGAGTTCCGGCTCGACGATACCGCCGAGGAGGGTCAGTAGAACGGCGTCGGCGCGGTCCGGGGACCGGCCAATTCGTTTCTTCGTGTCCTCTTTCTTTTCGACCACGCGGCGACCTCGGGAATCCATCTTCCACCGTGGGGCGGTCAGATCCGCGGCGAGTTGGGCGTCGGGGTCGAGATCGAGTTCCCCGAGGCGCTCGGCGAGCGTGAACCACGACTCCGATCGGCGGTTCGGGTAGAGGTCGGAGTCGAGGGCCGTTTCGGCGGCGGTGAACGGGACCACCGGCTCCCCGAGTTCGCGGAGGCGGTCGGTCACGCCGCCGCCGAGGCCGGAGTCGTCCACGATCACGCGGTCGGCTCCGAGGTCGGCCCGGAGCCGCGCCGCCCATCCCGCCGTCTCCATCGTGTCCCGCCCGACGTACTGCTTCACGATCCGGACTCGGTTCCCCTCGCGGAAGGCGAAAACCGTCTCGTCGGAGCCGAACCGGGCGACGTCCACGCCGAGGCGGCGCTCGGCGTCGTCGGGAACCTCGACCGTCCGAGCTTGCGCGTCCTCGACGTCGGCGAGGGCGACCACGGCGTCGTCGGTCGTCCTCGGGAACTCGCCGAGAACCTTCACGTCCCATAGCGCCGTCCCCTCCCAATGCCGACGCTCCTCGACCCATTCCCGCGACGTCAGGGAGGCGGCGACCTCCTCGGGCACCGCCTCGCCGGTACTCCACGGGAGGTCAAAGGCCGAGATCGTGATCGTCGCGTAGCTCGCCCGCCGGGAGTGGAACGCATCGTAGAACTCGCCCGAGGTCCGGGTCGGATTCCCGAGGAGGAGCATCCTCGCCCCCGGCGTCGTCATATACCCCTCGCCCGCCTCGGTGATCGGCGGCGGGATCCCGCTCGCCTCGTCATAGACGACGAGAATGTTCTCCGCGTGGTGCCCCTGAAACGCCTCGGGCCGTTCCTGCTTCACCGAGAGGCCGATCGCATAGCGCCCGTCGTCGAGGTGATATTCGGTTTGCAGCATCCGACCGCCGAGCGGAATCCGGGCGTCCTCGTGTTGCGCCCGGATCTCGTGCCATAGGAGGTTCTTCACCTGATCCCACGTCGGCGCGGTCGTCACGACTCGGGAGTTCGGCAGGCGTAGGAACCAATGGATCGCAGCGGCGGCGGTGTACGTCTTGCCGGGACCGTGGCAAGCCTTGACGGCGGTCCGGCGGTTGTCGCGGACCGAGAGGAGGATCTCGCGTTGCTTCGACCACGGCTCGATCCCGAGGACGTGGCGGGCGAACCAAACCGGATCAGATCGGACGCGCTCGACGACGGCGGCCTTCCGACCGCGTTTCCGGGCCGTGGCGCTCACGAGTTACTCGGGGATCGCGAGTTCGACGGGCGGATCGACGAGCAGGGTCGCGAGCGCCTCGACCGCGCCCGCCGAGTGATCGACCTCGGAGCGGAGTCGCGGGTCGAGACTCTCGATATGCGCCCGAGCCGCGGCCTCGTAGGCGTCGAGCGCGGCGGCGTGTCGCGAGCGCCAATAGACGAGGAGGGCGTCGAGTCGCTCGCGGATCTCGATCTCGTCGCCCATCGGTAGCTCCGCACCGGGTTAGGTCGTCTCCCCGATCGCGAGGAGGACGACCGCGCCGACTACGAGGAGGGCGATCACGAGGGCGACGATCACTCGTCCGCCTCGACGATCTCGATCCCCTCGGCCGACTCGGCGGTCGAGGCGAGGTGCCGCATCGTCTCGGCCCCGCGCTTCGCGTCGGCCTTCGTCGTGTACCCCTCCGACTGAGCGACGATCTCGCCGTTCCCGGCCCGGACCCGCCATCGCCACTCCGAGGCGGCGTCCTCGTAGATCTCCATCCGGGTCGCGCTCACTCGATCGCCTCCTCGGCCACTTCCCGTTCCAGATCGAGGAGCGTTATCGGCCCGCCGTCGGCTCCGGTGATCTCCCGGCGCTCGACTCGCGCGTAGCGGTTCGGGGCGGTCCGTTCCAGATACCACGCGGCGGCCTGCCATTGGCCGTCGGCGGCGGCCTTCCGGATCGTCCCGAGGGCGACCTCGCGGGCCTCGGCGCGGGCCTTTTCTACTGCCACCGAGAAATCCAGATAGACACGCTCGTTCTCGGGCACCTCCTCGGAGCCGATCCACTCCTCGCCGCGGGCGATCCAATCGAACGCGGTCGAGCGGGCGACCCCGGCGATCGCCGCGGCGTCCTCGACGTAGAGGCCGCGGCCGAGGAGGTGAACGATCGCGTCACCGCGGGTAATCTTCCCGCGCTTCCCCTTGATCGTCAGCGTCTCGGCGATCTTGGGCGGGCGGCCTCTCGGGCGGCGCTTGCGCGTCGCCTTCGCCTTCGCACCCTTCGCTTTCGACTTCCCGGCGGTAGCGGTAGCCATAGGTGAAGCGTAGCCGCCCCTCGGACGAAATCCCCCTGATCGATCGATCGGTAGATCGATCGGGGGATTTCGATCCGGGGCGGAGCCGGTGGCATCCGGGCGAGTCCCGGATCGTAGCCGCTCCCCGAGGCGGCGGACGTGAAACGCCCTAGCGTGGACCCTCCGCAAGCGCGGCACCGTCAAACCCGATACTCCCGCGCGGCCATCCCCTCGCCCAACGGTCCGGATCCTCCGCGCGGCTCCGCCAACCCCTCTAACGGGCGAAGCGGCGGCTCGGGGTCCACGGTGGCGGCCACTCGTGGGAGCCGTCCGCCTGACCGGCAAATCCGCTTTGGCGGTCCGTATAGTCGGTCAGGTCTGGTTAGCGCCTCGACCGTATCACGGTCCGCGGAACGCCTCGGCTCCGGCCGGGGCGTTTCTCGTTAGGAGCGGGAAAAGGTCGCGCGGCGACACTCGCGGGCGTGGGCGGAGCCGTGGCGGTGCTGACGGAGCGCCGCCTCGGCCTGATCCGCCGGTCGGGCCTTCCCCTCGTAATCGCAGGTCCGGCAGTAGGGGACGAATCCCTCCGGGGTCCGCCTGACGCCGTGGAGGTCGTTCATTGGCCGGACCACCCGATCGCCTTGTCGGTGTGGGTGACGTTCGCGGGCTTGCAGCGTCTCTCCTGCGGAGTCTCCGGCCGAGAATCGACGTGGATCACGTTGCGGACGACGTTCGGGTGGAGGGCGGTCCGGTAGTCCTCCTCGACCATCGCCCGGGGTTCGATCAGGCGGACCGGTAGCTCGATATGGGCGTCGCCGGGGTAGGGACTGACGATATAGCCGTTCTGGATCACGTCGCCGATCACGCCCGGTTGGAGGTTGAACCCGAGCGCACCGCGGGGCGCTCGGGTCAGGTCGATCACGAATCCGTCGTGGAGGTTGAACCCGGAGCCGCCGATCTTGTCGCGCTCGGGTTCGTAGTAGGCCCACTCGGAGACGACGCCGACCTCGGTCGCCTCGACGGCGTAGTTCCGGAACACCGATCCCCATGTGTCGTGCTCGATATAGATCCCGCGGATCTGCCGTTCCAGCCGGAAATGCTCGATCAGGGATCGGTAGCACCCGCCCCGCGGGTCGGAGGACATTCCCCCGGTCCATAGGCCGTTCCACGCGGCGGCGAGGCCGACGAACCGCCGGTAAGTGCCGCGGAGGCCGACCGCGAGATTGAATTGCCCGGTCCCGGCCGGTCCGGTGTATCCCGCCCCGGCGTTCTCGAAAATGCAATCCTCGACGAGGCCGAGCCGCGAGGCCGGGTGCGTACCGGAGCCGCCGTCGGCCCATGTGGTTTCCCACGGGACGAGGGAGGCGTTCGCGGTGCGGTGGTTCTTCAAGTGCCGCCCTCGCAGGGTCGGGGCGACGTCGCGCTCCTGCTCCCACCGCCCATAGCGGTAGCCGTAGTCGGTCGCGTTCGCCCCGTCGCTGACCGCGAGCGGCTTTCTCGGTGCTTCGATGATCATCGGTTCTCCTCCTCGGTGGCATCGGCGCGGGTGAAACCGGGACACATGCGGTCGCGGGTGGCCTGGTAGACCTCAAAGGCAACCGTGCTCGCGGTCGATAGGCGCTCCGGCTCGTCTTCGATCTGCTCCCGCACCGCTTGCGCCAACTCGTCCGCCGCCTCTAGGGCTTTGGTCTGGTGGTCGATGGTGGACGCGGCTTCGCGGAGGTCAGCGATGCACCGCTGGAAGTCCTCGGGTTCCCACGGTGGCGGTGTGTCCTCGATGTCCTCGGCCCACACTTTGAGGCGGCGTGCGGCCCCTTCGCCCCGCGCCTCTCCCTCTCTCTGTTCGGAGGGGGATGCGGGTTCGCAGCGATCGCAAAGCGGAAAGCCCTTGATCTTTCGGGTCGCGGGCCGGTCGCAGTTGGCGCAGGACGGCATTAGAAGTTCCCCCCGCGTGGGCCGACGCGCCACCGCTGCCGAGTGTTATTAGTCGATACGACGATCCCTTTCGGATGCGCTTCGATGCTGACCCCCTGATTAGGGTCAACGTTGCGGAGTGCCCGCCATAGGCGTTGCGTCTGAGTGGGCGTCAGTTCGACCCGCGCTTGCGTCGGCTCTCTCTGTTCGTCAGCCATCGGTGGTGGCTCCCTTCGTTGTGTTCTTCTCCGCCGCGGCCTTCCACGACCGATAGCGCGGCCCGATCCGGAGTTTGATCTCGATCGAGAGGCGGATCCGGTTCCACGCTTCGCGGAGGTGGAATCGGATCTCGTCGTTCCACGAGAGGCCGCGCGTATTGAGGAAGCAATGGACGAGTTTCCGCGTCGTGAACTCGTCGATCTCCCCGAGCGCGGTCGAGGCGTGGAAGAACTCGCGGACGCTCCCCCACTCCTCGCCGTACAACTCCTCGTCCGGTCCGGCATCCCACGAGACGATCTCCCCGGCCTCCTCGGCGAACGCGATCAGGGCGAGGGAGGGGTTCTCGATCCGGAGGACGTAGCCGCCGGGGTGCCACGGCTCCGATTGGAAGGCGTGGAACGAGTCGGAGGAGCCGCGCTCGGCGAGGAGGGGGATCTCCTCGATCCCGTACTCGGGCCGGAGCCGGACCTCGATCCACCGGCTCACGACGCCGCCCCCTCGGGGAATAGGGACAACTCGGGCGACGGTCCCGCGCCGACCGCCTTCCGTCCCTCGTCGGTCGCGACTAGGACGTCCTGCGCCGAGCCGAGGGATCCCTCGCGGGTCCGCCCGGTCACGCGGATAAAACCGCCGCGCTTCAATTCGGCGATCCGCGGTCCCGACGAGTGCGAGAACGAGACGCGGGCGAGATCCGACGCCTCCTCCGACGTTAGGCCGTGACTCCCCGCGTTCACGATCGCCACGAGCAGGCGGTAGCGTTGCGAGCCGCTCCGGACCGTGACGTCGCGGGCGGCGGCCTTCGACGTCGCCGGGTCGGTCGCGCGGGCCGCGCCCTCGGCCTCCCCGAACACTCGCCGGGGCGATCCGCCGCCGACCGTGTTCGCCGGGAGGTCGGCCTCGTAGTCGTCGCCGTGGACGATCACAAACTCGCCCCCGATCGGAACCTCGATCTCGTTCAAGGCGGCGATCAGGAATTCGCGCCACTCGCGGACGTCGAGCGCCGGAGGGCGTCGCCGCCTGACGGCTCGCCCGCTCACGAGTGCGGCCCTCCTCTCGTGTCGCGCTCGGGGAGCGTCCGCGGCGTCGGGACCGGATCCACGTCCGGCTCCGGCAGGCCGCCGGGGAACGGATCCGCCTCCCCGATCTCCTCGATCGACTCGACCTCGCCCCCCTCGCCGAACTTGGCGAGGAGGCGAGGAGGATTCGCGAGTCGATCGAGGGAGTCGGCGATCCGGTCGAGCCGGTCGCGGATCTCGTCGAGCCTCGCCCCGATCAGGCGGGCGTCGTCGCCGGTCACGCCGTCACCTCCTCGCCGGGACGGACGCGCGTCGGCTTGTACCGGACGATCGGATTCCCCCGACTCGTCTCGCCGACCTTCCGGACCTTCCCCTCGTCGAGTAGCTCGACGATCGCGTTCGCCGCCGAGGCGTGGGGAATCCCGAAATCGGCGGCGAGGTCGCCCGCGGAGCGGCCCTCGTCGGCGAGGAGTCGCGGCTCGACCTCGCGGAGCGCGTCGAGCGTTTCGTTCTTCCGCTCCTCTCGGGACTTCCGACCCTTGAAGGTCCGCGTCCGTTTCGGCTTATCGCCGTTCGCCGAGGGCGTCTCGCCTGCGAGGGCGGCCTCGGCGGCGTCGAGCGCCTCGATCTTCCCGCGGATCGCGGCGAGGCGCTCCTCCGCGGCTTGTTCCTGCTTCGTGAGCTTCGCCCGTTCTAGGCGAATCGCTGATCTGATCGTCATTTCCGCACCTTCCGTTTCTTCGCTAGTCGTTTCTCTCGTTCTGCCGCCTCCTCGGCGGCCTCCTCGTCGGGCGTCCTGCCCGCTCGTGAGATCATCGCCGCGTGAGATCCATCGGGCCGTAGGGCGACGATCCAGCGGCTATCGGAGTCCATCCGGTGGACGTCCACGACCTCGATCCCCTGCCGGTCCATCTCCGCCCCGAGGCGGAGGAGGGCGGCGCGGGTGAACCGGGCGACCGGCTTCACGTCGTCACCTCCCACGCCTCGACCTCGTACTCGGACTCGTCGATATAGACCTCGCCCTCGTCGGCCATCTCCGCCCACGTCACGAGTTCCTCGGCGATCTCGTCCTTTGAGACGAACACGCCGGTCCGGTGAGTCACCTCGGCCTCGATCACGATCCGGATCTTCATCGGGCCACCTCCTCGCGGACGGCGGCGATCTCGTCGGCGTCCATCTCCTCCTCGGTCGTCTCGGTCCGGGCGTGGGGGTCAGGCGCGGCGGCCTGACGCCGGGCGATCTCCTCGCGGGCCGCCTCCGCCGAGATCGGGTAGGTCAGCGCCATCGTCTCGGTCGCGTAGAGGTCGAGGACGTCGCGGCCAACCTCGCCCATCATCGCGGCGGCCGCGCGGTCCGTGTTCTCCCGCTCGGCCTCCTCGTAGCAAGCCTCGATCGCCGCGGCGGCCTCGATCGCCTCGATCCGGCGGTCGAGTTTCTCGATCTCGGCCTCGGCCCGCTCGCGGAGGTCGGAGTCGATCTCCTCGGCCTCGACCTCGGGCGTCCCGAGGTACTCGTACCGCGTCGGGCGCGAGTAGAACCCGAACGCCGGATCGTCGTCGGACGCCTCGATCCGGGCGACGAACTTCACGCGGTCGCCCTTATCGGCGGGGCGGTGCATTACGCCGTCGCGCTCGATCCAACCGTTATCCGTCTCGGGGTCGGTCGGGGCGAGCATCCCCTCGCCCCTCGTCCCCCATACCCGGAAGCCGCGATCGTCGAGGACGAGCATCTTCTCGGACGTCCCGTAGGCCGTCTCGGTGAACTTCACCGCGAGGATCTTCCCGGTGATCTCGATCCGCTCGTCGAGGTTCTCGGGGAGCGAGGTCGTCTCCGGCTCGGCGGCCTTCTCGGCGTCGCGCTCGGCCTGACGCTCGGCGCTCGTGATCGCGGCGCGGGCGAGGGCGCGGAGTTGCTTCAGCGAGAGTTCGCCCTTCCGGCGGAGTTGCCGGGAGAGGGAGTCGAAGAAGAACGAGTCGAGGCCGCGCCCGTCGTCGATCTGCTCGCCGTGGCGCTTCCACCATTCTTGCCGCGCCGCGGTCTTAGCGTCGGCGTCGGCGACGTAGGAGTCGAGCGTCCCGAGGGCGATCGGATACTCGCGCCGGAGCGCCTCGATCTTCTCGGCCTTGGTCGCGGCCTTCGCCTTCTCGATCATCGTCAGGCGATCGCGGTCGGGGAGGTCTAGCTTCCCCGCACACGTCAGGCCGACGGAGACGATCTCGCCGGTCGGCTCGTGGAGGTAGTGCGCGGCGTAGCGGAGCGAGCCGTGTCCACAATGGTCACAACCGCCGCGGGTCGTGTAGTGGCCGGTGAACCACTTCTCACCGCCGGGGAGATTGTCGAGGACGTCGCGGTCGAGCCACGAGATCCCCTCCTCGGGATGGGCGTCGGTGTAGCCGACCTCGACGTAGTTCGCAGGGTCGAGATCGGCGGGGCGGTGGACGTCGGTTCGCTTGGACATTGGTTCCTCCTCGGAAGGGGGTTACTCGGACTCCGCCATTGTTGCATATATGTTCGGACGGAACTAGCCTGCAACCCCGCGAGATTCGCGGACGATCTCCACGCCCCGGCGGACGCCGACGATCTTCACTCCGGCCTCGTCGAAGGCGCGGCCGAGGCGGCGCTCGATCCATCGCCGCTGACGGGAGGGGATCACGACGGCGAGCCGCTCACCCTTCGCGGCGATCGGGACCGCCGTCCCCAACCACGTCTCGCGGAACGTCTCCGGCAACTCGTAGCCGTCGAGGAGTTCCGCCCACCGCTCGCGGGCCTCGGCCTCGCCGAACTCGATCAGGCGGTCGAGGTAGAACCGGCACTCGGCGCAGTAGGTCCGCACCGCCCTAGCGCCGCACTCCTCACACGTCCCCGAGGTGATCTCGCGTTGGTAGGCCCGCCTCGTCATAGAAGCGCCCCCCATACGGCCTTCACCGCGAGGGCGAGGCCGCCGACGGTGAGGGCGAGGATTAGGGCGATCACGAGGTAGCCGATCCAATAGAGGGGACCGGAGTTTCGCTCCTCGGCCCTCCGGCGCTCCTCGCGTTCGCGGGCGACCTCGGCGAAGGCGTTCGCGATCCACGTCTCCATAGCGAGTATGTAGCGGCCCGCCGCGGCGGGCGACTCCGCGGGAGGGTGTCCCGAGTAGGCCGCGAACTCGCGGATCTCGCGGATCTGCGCCGCCGCGGCCTCCTCGGCGATCTCGTACACCTCGGGATCCACGCTCACTTGTCCTCCTCCCCCCCGGTGTAGGTCAGCGGGTCGCCCTCGTCGGGAACCGGGTCGGGATCCTCGGCGGATCCGTCGCCCTCGATCTCCGGCTCCTCCTCCGGCTCCGGCTCCGGGTTCCGCTCGGCGAGGACGCGGGCGATCCGGCGGATCGAGTCGGCGACGATCTGCGGCATATACCCGGCCTGCTCGACGATCGCGTTCCACGTCGGCCCGGCGTCGGCGTCGAGTAGGTAGGTGAGCGCCTGCGAGGCTTTCCCTCGACCGGCCTCGTCCACGGCGGGACCGAACGGCGGTCCGGCGTTGCCGCCGCCGGTGTTCTCCATCTCCTCGGCGCTGATCTCGCCCATCCCCACGAGGTCGGCGATCGCGCGATTCTTGGCCCGCGTCGTCGCCGTCGCCCGGAGGGTGTTCTCCATTTTCGGATCGTCGGCGCGGCGGCCGGTGAACTCGTCGGTCGAGCAGTAGCCGTCCGCGTCCTGAATCTGGCCGTTGGGCGCGAGCGCCCGAGCGATACATTCGGCCCGCTCCGGCCGACCGCGCTCGTCGCGGAGGATCGAGATCGAGACGATCTCGACCGAGAGGTTGAACGCCCTCGCGATCTTGCGCCAACCGGATTTCTTGACGAACCGATCGGAGCCGGTCCCCTGATAGTCGGAGTCGTCGAGCAGGCGCGGGAGGAGATCTTGGTACGCCCGCATCCCCTCGATCACCGCGTCGGCGTCGAGCGGGACGAGCGCCTCGCGCGTCGGCCTCGACGTCGGCCGGATCAAGGCGGCGGTCTGCCCCGCGACGTGAGTCGCCGGAGCGAGTTCGGTCGCCTTCCCCTCGATCACGGGCGGCTCGGCCGCCTCGGGAGTCGTCGGTTCGTCACTCATAGTTTCCTCTCGGTTGTTGGTACTCGGACGGTTGCGAAGGTATCAGGAGGGCCGGTCCCGGTTCACGCGGTCGATCGCGGCGTCGAGGGAGGAGTGAGACTCCTCCTCGCGCGTCCGCCGTGACGAACGTCGTCCCGATCTGCTCGATCCGGAACCACCTCCCGGCGGGCGATTTCATCTGACGGACGATCACGCCTCCGACCCCTCGGCCTCGGCGATCCGGTCGGCCTCCTCGTAGGCGGCCTCCTCGTAGGCGGCCTCGCGCTCGCGCTTGCGGCGGCGTTGTTGCGCCGACGATCGGGAGTCCTCGTTCCCTCGGACGCCGATCTCGACGAGGAGGGCGTGAGTCCATCCGACCGAGCGGTCGATCAGCTTCGCCGTTCCCCGGACGGTCCCGGTGGCGGCGTAGGCGTTCGCGGCCTTCTCGCGGAGTTCGTCGTTTCTGGCGGGCGTCACTCGTACTCCTCCTCGTAGTCGTCGGGCGGTTCTAGGTCGGGCGCGTCGTCAGGCTCGGGCGGCTCGGCGTCCTCGGCGTTGTCGAGGTCGAAGGCGCCCTCGATATGGACGCCCCATCCGCTCCCCTGGAAGCCGTGACGGTGAACGCGCCCGCGCTCGAGCGCCTCGAGCTCGCGGCGGACGCCGACCTGCGCGGCGAGGGCGGCTTCGTGCCGCGTGAGCGTGACGGTCTCGCCTACCATCGGACCGGGTTGACGAGGGCGGCGATCTCGCGCGGGTCGAGGGCGGACACGTCGCCCTGAAGCGTCCGCAGCCCCGCCGCCTCGCGCGTCTTGCAGGCGTTGTCGTCGTATTCGATCCCGAGCGGGTCGATCCCGAGCGACTGCGCCCCCAGGTCCCATCCGCCGGGACCGGCGAAGAGGTCGAGCGCGTCGCCCCGGACCTCGACGCCTTCGGTCAGCGCGGCGAGGACGGCGCGGGCGAGCAGGGGCGGGACGGCGTTCCCGATCTGCTGGAACTGCGCGGTGCGGGAGCCTTGCCACGGGTAGTCCGGCGGGAAGCTCTGCAAGATCGACGCCTCCTCAACGGTGACGCGGACGGCGTTCTCACCCGCTCGGCCTTCGTAGTGATCGCGGCCCGCGGCCTCGTCGTCGCTGTTGCGCTTGTGCCCCGGCGGGTGGACTCGTGGGTCGCCGGCGACGGTTGTCGCGGGGCGGTTCTCCACCCACTCGACCTTGTTCGCCCGCTCGCTGAACATCACGGTCGGAGCCGGTTCGGATTCGTGACGCTTCGCCGCGTTCTCGCGGTTGCCGTTCACCCAGACCCGATCCCCGGTGTCGTGCCCGCCCTTGATCGTCGGAGCGGGTTCGTCAACGTCGCGCTCGGCGGCGTTCGTCTGCGCGTTCGCCCGGAGCTTGATCGCTGACTTGATCCGCTCCCGGCCACCCCGCGCGAACACTTCCGGCCCGCCCGCATCGGTTCCGCCTCCGGTGACGGTCGGGGCGGGAACGTCGGGCCACCACTCATCGCAAAAACCCGGCTTCCACATTGAGCAACCCTGGATATGCCACGGACCCGCATCGGCGCCGCGTGGGTCATACGTCGCACACTCTGAGCAGTAGGTTTCCCGTCGCTCCATTTGGTCCGCCCGCGAGGTCAGCGGCGCAGAGGGCTCGTCAGTGTCGCGGTTGCGACCTTCGGCCCGCGTCCCGCCTCGGGTGTTCCCGGTGTCGGTGACGTAGCCGTTCCCGGTCCACCCGAGCGCCTCGGCCATGCTGACCCACGGCAGAATCTCGCCTTCGAGCGTGTAGTCGTGGCGGGCGGGCTCGCCGGCGACGTAAGCCTGATGAGTCGGCATCGGCGGGTGCACCTGCCCGACCCGCGAGGCGAGCAGGATCGCCCGCTTCCGGGTCTGCGGGACGCCGTATCGCTCGGCCGAGAGGATCCCGGTCCAGGTCGAGTACCCCATCGCCCCGAGCAGCTGCGCGCAATGACTCCACAAGTCGAGGACCGGCGGGACCTGCTCCCATGCCATGAGCTCGGGGCGTAGTGCCGCCGCCCATCGCATCGGCTCGGCGGCGAGCGGCGAGCGCTCGTCATTCCAGCCTTCGGTCGGCTTCGGGACGGTCGGGTCCGCCGCCCAGGTGCCGCAGAGGTCGAAGACTCGCCGCTGGTCGAGCAGCCCCTCGCGCTTGCCGGCCATGCTCCACGCCTGACACGGCGGCGATGCGATCAAGAGCTTCATGCGGCGTCGTCCTCCCGGTAGGGGTTGCGCGGCTTCGGTATGTCGAGGTCGATCGGGTCGAAGAGGGTCCCGTCGCGCTCCTGCGCTTCCTCCGGCGGGACGCTGAAGTCGCTCGCGGGGCAGCGCGGGCAGAGTGCGCGACCGCCGATCACGCCCATCGGTCCGCATCGCGGGCAGAGTGTCGGCTCGCTCATGCCGCGACCTCGAGCGCCGGGGCGTCCGCGAGCAGCGCGCGGACCTCGATGATCGAGATCGGCTCGTCGACGCCCGCCTGATCGACGAAGAGCTTCTCGACGATCGAGCGGGCGATCTGCCCGTCGTCGGCGTAGGCGACGCCGGAGAGCGCGTCCTTCGCGAGCTTCGAGAGGTTGTCCTCGTCGCCGCCGGTTCGCCGCCCCTCCGCATTCTTGTTCCCGCCCTTCCCCGGGCGGGCGCCGCCGCACCCCGCGCATCCCTCCGGTTCGGTGTAGGTCGAGCCGAGTTCTCGGACGACGACGACCTCGGCCTCCTCCCCGCACTTCTCGCACCGGGCGCGGACGGGTGAGGCCGACCCGGAGGCTCCGGGCGGGTACTCCCACCCGAATCCACGCGGGCCTCGGCCCTCCATCGCGTAGCGGCTCACGAGTCCCGCCTCCGCCATCCGGCGAACCCGGCCTCGACCGAGCGGAACCGCCGCGCCTCTAGGCCGGGTCGGTCGTCGCTCGATAGGCGATAGGTCACGAACGTCGGGAGATCCCGATCGAGGATCTCGACGAGGCCGAGACGGGGGACGAACCACCACTCGCCGGGGCGGGGGAGCGCGGCGCTCACGACGCGCCCCCCTTCGCGTCGATCTCGATCCGCGTCCACACTTCATCGGACGCCCGCTCGGCGAGCGATCCCCGGAAGGCGTCGGGATCCCACGAGCGGCCGGGAGGGCCGACGTCGCGGACGTCATAGAACGAGTCGAGGGCCGTCCCGTAGTAGACGACGATCCCGAGGTCGATCTCCGCCCGCCTGATCGCCCGGAGGTACTCGGTCCCGGCGTCGAAGGCGGGCGGCCTCTCGGGGAACGCGAACGCAGGCGACCGGGTAGTCGCGGGAGGCCCTTCCGTCGCCTCCACGGGGCGCTCCTCGCGTCTCCGGGGGAGATTTGGGAGTCCCCACCGCGAGGCGAACGCCGCGAGGGCGATCACGCCGCCGAGGATCACGACCGCCCACGCGAGATAGATCGCCACGGTCGCCGCGGCGTCGAGGGCGGCGCTCACGACTCGGCCCCGAGGCCGCGCCCGTCGTCGGTCGTGTATTGAGTCGGGCATCGGACGAGCGCCGCGAGGGCGGCGTCGATCCCGAGCGCCGCGGCCTCTAGCCGAGCGTCGGCGACGCGGAGCGCGAGAACGTCCTCGGCTCGCGCCTGCTCGTGGGCGACGCCCTCCGAGAACGCATTTCGGATCGCGTTCTCGGTCGGGTCGGGGGCGGTTTGCGGTCGTGTACCCATTGGATCCTCCTCGGTTGTTGGTACTCGGACGTCGGCGACCTTACCGAACATAACGGCGGAGCGCAATCACGCGCTCCGCCGTCCGGTTCGATTCAGGCGGGCGATCTCCTCCCGAGCCGCCCGCATCGCGTCGAGATCCCCGCGAGCCTTCGCCCGCCGGTAGTCCCGGCCGAGGGCGTCGATCGCTCGGTCGGCGGCGGCGCGGTTGCGGCGCTTCGTCTGCGCCGCCTTCCGCGCTCGCCGCTTCGCCTCGGCGGGGGTCACTCGCCCGTCTCCCGGTCGATCAACTCCCCGAGGGAGTCGGCGAGTTTCACTCGCCCGATCTCGCGGAGGATCCCGTCGTCGTCGCGCCGGAGCCTCGCCCCGTAGACCGTCTCGTCCCCGTCGTTGTAGTCGGGGGAGAACGTCGCGACGATCACCCTGCCGCCGAGGCCGGGGAGGTTCTTCCCCACCGCGGCGACGAGATCGCTCGGGATCCCGAGCGTCTCGGCGACCTCGACGATCGTCGGGTCGGTTCGCGTTGTCCATTTCTGGCGAGCCATTCGTAGCTCCTCTCGTGTCGGGTACTCGGACGTCGTTCCGAACATTTTATCGAACGAGGTTTCCGCAATCCCGCTAATCGAGCCAGATTCGCCAATTCTTCATTTTGGAAAGTGTGCGATTTGCAGGGAACCTAAAATCTTGGAAATCCGATTTGACACGATTTCCGGGCGGAACGAGAAACGCCCCCTCGGACCGGAGCCGGAGGGGGCGTTCTGCTTTGGGAGGGAGGAGGGTCGCCCGGAGGAGAAACCGTCCGAGTACCCCGAGGGGCGACCTCGATCCTCGGCGGGGATCCTACCGACTAGCGGCGGACGCCCTTCCCTGACTGTGCGCGGGCGATCCCGAGGACGCCCGCGCCGCCGGTTGCCGCGCCGAGTGACACGAGGGCGTCCTCGATCGAGAGGTCGTTCCGGATATACGCGATCACGATCACGATCACCGAGACGACCGAGATCAGGGACGCGAGCGGGAGATTGTCGAGCATTAGTTCACCTCCCCTAGTTCCACTTCGGGCGGACGACGCCGACGATCGCCGAGGCGGGAACGGCGTCCCGCTCGACTCGATCGTTTTCGTTGCCGCCGATCTTCACTCCGCCTCCGACGTACACGGCGACGTGATCGGTGATCCCGCCGTCCCCCCAATCGAAGATCAGGAGGTCGCCCGGTTTCGCCGCCGAATAGGTGACGCGGGAGCCGCCGGACCACGCGAGCCACGAGCCGGAGTACGCCGGATTCGTCGGGAGATTCGACCTCGACCATCCGGCCTCGACGAGTCCGGTCGCGGCGAAGATCGAACACCACGGGAGGAGCCACGAGTAGCCGAGGTCGTCGGCCCACTCGCGCTGCTCGGAGGATCCCTCGACGACGCCGACCTTCGATTCGCACCACTTCACAAAGGCGGCGGGTCCGGACGCGGCGGCCTGCTCCTCCTTTAGCTTGCGGATCTCGCGATTGACGGCGGCGAGGTCGCGGTGTAGCGCCTTGACTTGCTTCGTGATCGCGTCGATCAGGCCGTCGAGGCGCTTCCCGATTTTCTTCCCGAGGCGCTTTTGGAGGGAGCGGGTTTTCTGCCGCCACGTCAGGCGGCGGCGGATCTTCCGCTTTATCTTCTCGCGGCGCTTGCGGAGTTTCTTCACGGTCGGACCTTCCGGTAGGCGTGGGAGGCGATCCCGGCGACGATCCCTCCGACGATCACGGCGGCGAGGCCGAGGAGGTCGATCGCGTCGTCGAGCCGGGAGCGGTTCACGGTTGGGAGAAACGCTAGGAGTCGTCTCGGTCAGACTTTTCCGGAGAGGTTTCGGAGCATCGCGTAGAGGCCGACGATCCCGAGCGAGAGGCCGACGAAACCGGCGGGAGCCGTTACCCGCTCGACCGAGGAGTGCTGACCGATTAGCTTCGCGTTCGCGTAGGTCAGGAGGGCGACGATCACGAGGTAGGAGGAGGCGACCGCGAGGACGTGACCGACTCGCGCCGATCGCGGCGGGCGGTGATACAAGCGCCAATAGCGGCGGAGGATCTCGGCGGTCATTCCGATCACGACGCCGCCGAGCAGGACGTCGATCGCCCGAATCCAATCCCAAACCGAGCCGACCGGCGCGAGGTGGTCAGCGATCACGAGGACGCTCGACTTCACGGACGCCGCCGATCCGGGCGAGCGCCGCACCGATCACGAGGCCCGCGAACGGATATAGCTCGGCGGGCACCTCGTAGCCTCCCGCGACGTCGGCGGCAGTAGCCGCCGCCGCGAGGGCGAGGGCCGAGTAGATAATCCGCCATCGCCGTTTATCCTCCTCGCCCACTCCGGCGTCCGTTCTCGGCCCGCACCGCCGCGTATCCGACGAGGACTCCGACCGAGAGGAGCGCCACCTTCACGGCGACGGGGATCGCTTGCGCCTGCTCGGCGATCCATACGCTCGCGACGAGAACCGCCCCTCCGGCCTTTAGCGCGGCGGCGATCATCCGAGCGGGACCAGCGTTGCGCCGAGGCGGGCGAGCAGGGCGTCCATCGTCTCCGGCGGCGCGTCGAGGGAGATCGAGGTCGATTGAGAGGTCGCCTCGTAGTTGGTCGAGACGATCCGGCGGTAGGAGGTATCGGCGGCGTCGGAGAACGAGATCTCGTCGCCCGCCCGCACCTCGTCCACCGGCCACGCGATCCCGGCGTCGTCGGAGACGAGGCCGACGAGGGTCGCCTCGCCCGAGGTATCGAGCGAGCGCGACTCCTCCAAGAATCGAGCGCCGACCTCGATCGCCCCGGCGAGCGTCCCCTCGCCAATATCGAGGAGCGCCCGCCGAGTGACGCCCGCCGCGTTCGCGGGGTTGGTCAAGTCGGGATCGGAGAGGGAGGCGTCGGTGTAGGGGAGTCCCGAGCCGACCGGCCCGACGATCGTCCCCTCGCCGAGCGAGGGGTCGGCCACCTTCACGGCGACCTCGTTATAGAGGCGCTCGATCGACTCGCCCGAGGTTTGGAGGTCGGCCTCGCCGACCCGCGCCCGCCACCGCCTCCCGAACGATCCGCGGCGGCGGAACTCGACCCGGCGGTCGGCGAAGCAGTACCAATCGAAAAGCGGCTCGTAGGAGACGAGATCCTCGACGATCGAGAGGGGCGTCGTCGGGTCGATAAACGAGGCGTGGGGATGGAGAAACGTCCCCGTCTCGATCGTGCCGGAGTCGAGTTCGGTCAGGTTGTCCACGATCCACTCGACCATCTGCCCGGTGTAGAAACCGCCGGGGTCCGGCCCGTACTTCGTCAGGCCGTGGTCGCCATAGACGGCGAGCTTCGCTCGGATCAGGGAGTCTTTCGTCGCCGTCCCCGCGGCGGTCGAGGCGAGTTGCAGGCCCGCGGCGACCTCCGTCCCGTCGAGCGTCCACGGCGAGGAGGCCGCCGAGAGGTAGCCGGAGGCGGTCCCGGCGGCGAGGTTCCCCGAGGTCGCCGAGCCGGACGTGTCCCAAAACGCCGTGTCGCGGATCAGGCCCGCGGTCAGCGTCGCCGTCGCCGTCCCCGGCCCGCTCGGATTGGCGAGGGCGTAGTAGAGGTCGCCGAGCGGGATCCCCTGCGCGTCGAAATACGCCTCCGAGCGCCGGTACTGAGTCGTCGTGTTGTACGGGCCGCGGAATCCGATCTCGACCGCCGGACCGGATCCATCCCACGCGACCGCCCCGGCGTCGATCTGATCGACGCCGAACGCATAGAGGACCGTGGAGCGGGCGTAGGGCGGCGTCATTTGCCAATCCGAGAGGACGCGGTGGACGAATATCGCGCGGGCGTCCTGACGGTCCTCTAGCGCCGAGCGGTATCCCTTCCCCTCGACCGTGATCGACTCCTCGTAGCCGGAGGCCCGCGGAGTCTGCTCGATCCGAAAATCCATATTGCGCCCGCCCGAGCGCCCAACTCGTAGCTCGGCGAAGCGGGCGAGGTCGGGGTAGTCCTCCGACGTCGAGCGCCGGAGATCGACCGAGATCGTGTCAGCGCCTCCCGGCATAGAGGAGGAGAACGAGAGGCCGTCGGGGACGCGGCTCGGGTCGTTCTCGTCGAATCCCCACCGCGTCCGGTAGCCGTCGGGACCGACCGCGACGACCTCGACCGGCGGAGCCTGCTCGACGATCGCCACGAGCTACGCCTCGGGGACGAATAGATAGGTCGGCGAGTAGTGCCGCGTCACGTTCCACGCGGTCGGGTCGGCGTCCGGCGTTTCGACAATATCGCCCGCGCTCGGGACGATCAGGGTCCGCGTCACTCGCGACTCGATCCCGGCGACCGGATCGCGGGGGTAGCTCCCCTCGACGTGGGCGGGGGCGTAGATCCCCGAGGTCGCCGTCTCCCGCCACGCGCCATCGTGGCGGGCGGAAAGTTTCTTCCCCGAGAGGACCGCGCCGTCCTGCTCGATCGTGAACGCGGAGAAATTGTCATAGCCTCGCGTGATCCCGTTCGACCCGGTGAGAACGTCATAGATCCCGGTCTTGCCGGTCGCGAGATCCCCGCCGGTCGCGAGATCCTTATGGGAGCCGGTGAACGACGGCGTGGAGGAGGGGTATCCCTGCGCCCATATGTAGGCGGCGAACTCGCCGAGCGAGGAGATCGTTAGCCGGAGCGTGTACCAAAGGTTCGTGACGCCGATATAGCCGGAGGGCGTCGATTGGCCGAGAGTGACGGGGTTCCCGGCGACGTACTTCACGAGTTTGAGCGTCCCCGAGGCGTTCCCGTCGAGGTAGAGGTGAACGAAATTGGACGTATCCACGTAGCGGGCGACGACGCCGAACCGACCCTCGTTTGAGGTCGTGTTCGCCGTAAACTTGACGTCGCCTTGGACGGTGACGTCGGTCGCCGAGGCGGTCCCGTAGAGGTAGCGTCCGGTCGTGTAGTTCGCGTCGGAGATCGCGGTCCGCTTCGCGTAGCTAGAGGCGGTCCCGTAGAAATCGTCGGTGTCGCCCGCGCCCGACCAAGTGCCGCCGAGGTCGAGTGACGTCCCGGTCAGATAGGCGGTCCCGCCCGAGAACGTGTGGCGGTGGAGATAGACCGAGGGGACGTAGGCGGCGGCGGGGTCGCGCCGACCGGAGACGATCGAGATCGACTCCATCGGGACGAGCCAAACCTTATCGACCCCGACCGTGACGCCCGAGGAGTCGGAGCGGGCGAAGATCCGCCCCTGCCACCGCTGAGTCCCGACGGGCACCTTCGGGATCCTGATCTCGCCGAGGTCGCGGATATGGAAGGCGGGGGCGGTCGAGGAGCTACCGGGGATCGAGGCGGCGTTGTTCTGGCGGGCGGTCACGGCGTCGCCGACCGAATACTCGATCCGGATCTCGGCGTCCACGTCGGAATAGCACCGGGCGAGGAGCCGGTAGTTCCCCCAATGAGTCATTTCGCCGGAGGCGACGATCGCGGTCGAGAGGATCGGCGTCCACGTCGGCGAGACGGTCGCGTTCGCGACGGCGGTCCCGCCGTGTGCGCCCGTGATCGCCGGTTTGGTCGAGAGGTCGAGGGCGGTGAGCGCCTCGGCCTCGTAGGCGAGCGCCTCGGTCGCCGCGGTCCCATACGTCGCCGCCTGCGATCCGATCCAAACGGTTTTCCGCGTGAGCGAGCCGGTATCGGTGACGGTGTAGCGGGAGCGGGCCGGGTAGTCGCCGCCGATCGTCCCGAGCAGGGATACCGAGTCGTTCTCGCCCGAGGAGTTCGCCGACCCGGCGGCGACCTCGGCTCCGTAGAAATCGGGGAGGACGGTCAGCGTCAGGCGGGCGTCGAGATAGACCTCCTGACGTTGCGCCATCCAATCCGACGGCAGGGAGAGGGAGGCGTCCACGACGTCGGCGTAGAGGACGTCGGTCCCCCACTCGCCCGCGGTCCGCGGTGCGAGGGTCCGACCGAGCCATCCTCCCTCGGCCTGAAACGTCGCGACCTTCCGTTGTACCGCCCGGATCCCGACGCTGACTCCGGCACCGGAGACCGCCTGAAAGCGGAGGCCGTACTCGACGGTCCGGTTCGGGAGCCGGTGGCCGACGGGGATCTCGCCGTAGCGCCGCGCCGAGAGAAATTGCTCGACCTCGGCGTTCCCGTAGTCGGCCTCCATCACGTCGATTAGGCCGAACGTCAGCGCCCCCGAGAGGGCGAGGCGGGTCCGGTTTACGGCGACCGCGGGAGGGTCGAGCGTGATCGTGTCGGCGTCGGCGAGTGCCATCGGCTACCGCCCGATCGTAGTCAGCGATCCGGACCCCGCGTAACGCTTCGATCGAGCCGCGCCGTTCAACTGCCGGGAGACTTCGGCCTTCACCTCGCGCCCGTCCACGAGGACGCGGGTCCGATTGTCCTCGATCACGACGCGGATCTCGGGAGCGCCGGGAGAGACGGTCGCCGGACCGCTGACCGTCTCGATCCCGTTCTCGCCGACGAGTCCCCACGCTCCGGCGGGGATCCGCCCACCGCGGGCGAATCCTCCGGCGAACACGCCGTATTGCGCTTGCGAGACGGCGAGGGCGCGTTCCAGATTCGCGATCCGCTCGGCTTGTAGCTCGTTCACGGCGTCCGTGTTCGTCAGGGCGTCGCCGGGGTTCTTCAATCCGTAGCGAAGCTCGGCGAGGTGCGAGCGGAGGGTCCGGATCTCGCCGCCGTCTCCGGTGAGTCCCTGCATATCGCGGACGACGCCGCGCCAATTCTTCGACAACTGCTCGATCGCGCGGAATTGCTGCCCGTCCTTTACCGTGTGGGGGAGGTAGTCCTTCGCGCGAGCGATCCCGCCGAGGGCGGAATCGCGAGTCTCCCGGAGCATCGCGAGGAGGTGTTCGTTTAGGCGGATCTGCGTCCGGTACTCTTTCGGCCCGGTATCGGTCCCGGCCTCGGAGTGGGGGCGGGAGGCGTCGTCCTCGGCGTTCGTGATCTTCTCGGCGGTGAGCGCCCTCTTGCGGCCTAGCCTCTTGATCCGCTCGGCGACCTTCTTCAGGCGGTCGAGGTAGAACGATCCCTCCGAGAACCCGGCCTCGGCGACTTGGATCTTCTTCCCGTCGCCCTTCTTCCACGGGTCGCCGTCGGTATTGACGTACTTCGGCTCGTCGCCCTTCGGCTTCGCCTTTGCGGGATCGCCGCCGCCGGAGAGGTAGACGATCCCGCCTCGACGGAGCATCGTCGCGGTCCCGATCGAGTCGGTCGGGAAGGACGAAACCGGGTTGAATCCCATTTTCGCCACGCCGGGAGCGGTGACGTCGATCGCCCGGTTCGTGAACCCCGCGGGGCCGAGATCCTCGACGGGGAGGTCGGCGGTCTTGCCGCCGACTCGGACCCGGAACATCTGCTCCGCCGCTACCCATGCTCGGGTCGTCGGGTTGTCCCACCCGGCATCGGAGCCGGGGGAGATATTCAGGGCGAGGCCGGGAGTCGTCGAGGCGGTTTTGCCGCCCGCCATCCCGGCGCCGGTGAAGTAGGAGACGCGACCTCGCAGTACGTCCCCCGGCTTCCATCCGCCGAGCGCCCCGGTATGGCCGTCTCCGACGTACCCGGCGGGAGCTACCCGAGCGATGTAAGCGTTCGCGGCCTCGCGGACGCGGCCGAGGACCGCGTTTCCGACGTTGAGGAGGCCGCCCTTCGGCCCCTTCATCAGCACCTCGCGGATCTCGCGGGCCATCCCCGAGACGGCCGCCTTCGTCCCGTCGGCGACGGCGAGGTGAATGTGATCGAGGTGGTTCCCCCACTCCGACCCCCAGAACGACGAGGGGACGCGAGCGCCCGTATCCCACGAGACGGGCGAGCCGCCGAACGACCCGGGGTTATAGATCCCCTCCAGGAGCGAGCCGCCGATCCGGTTCACCGCGGCGCTTGCGCCCTTCCAATCGGCGGGAACGTAGTCGGCCGCCTGCCCGGTCGAGTGGAGGGATCCGGAGTCGGCGGCGCGAAGGCCGGAGGTGACCGAGCCGCCAAACCGCTTGTAGAGGGAGGAGACGAGGCCGAGGATCCCTGCGTGGAGGCCGCCGGTATCGCCGGGGACGATCCCTCCCCCCGCGAAGTGCTGCGGGCCGTGGCGGCGGATCTTCCGGTTGATCGAGTTGGCCCGCTGCGCTCCGCCCATCCTCCGGACCGCGTTCCGGTTCCAGACGACTTCGCCCGGTTCCAGCATGGCGGGGATCTTGTCGCCGCTCCCCGAGCCGGGAACCATGATCCCGCCGGTCTGCGCGAATTGGACGTTCGGGTTCCCGCCGCCGGACTTCTTCGGCGTGTAGGTGACGAACTTCGCCTTCGCGACCCCGAGGCCCGATAGCGCCTTGTTCGCCGAGGAGACGAGCGTGTCGATCCCGCCCCCGGGACCGGCCGCAGCGTCGCCCATCGCGGCGACGTTGGAGGCCGTCGCGAGCGCCATCCGGGCCGACTTCTTCGTGATCTTCCCCATGACGCCGGTCAGGGTCGTTCCCCATCTCCCGGTGTCGCGCTCGGAGTCGCGCAGCTTGCCCGAGAGGGACGAGAGGGCGTCCCTCGACTTGTCGGATCCCTTCTTCGCGTCCTCGCCCGCGCCGTGGAATACGTCGTGGAACTTCAGCCCCCACCATCCGAGCGCCTCCCGGGTCGCCTCTAGCGCCCCCTTCGTCGAGCGGAGTTGGCCCCGGATCCCCGATAGCGAGATCTTGTTCACCTCGTCGGTGCGGCCCATCATTCGATCTCGCCAAGCGTCGATCTCGTCGGCGGAGCCGCGGATATCGTCGGCGAGGCCGTCGAACTTGTCGCCGATAACGGGGATGATCGCCATCTTCTCGACGACGCTCGCGGTCGCGTTGAGGAGGCTCGACCAGAATCCGAGCAACTTATCCACGGCTCCCTTCGCGATCCCGACCACGGCCCGCCACGCGCCTCCGAGGACGGTTCTCACGAGGTCGCCGATCCGCGATAGCGCCTCGCGGCCGGGGGCGGTGACGGCGCGGACGACGCCCCACATAGCCTCTAGCGCCCCCGAGGCGACGTTCTTCAATCCGCCCCACGCCTTCGACCAATTCCCGGTGAGGATCCCCGAGACGACCTCGACGACCCCGCGAACGACCTTGACGATCCCCCTCACCGCGTCGAAGAACGGCGGGAGGTAACGCTCGGCGACGGGGATGATCCAATTCTCGACGACCCATCGGATCGCGACCCCGATGTTCCGGAAGGCGGCGATAATCGCCTGCCCGTCGTCCTGCCAGAATTTCGCGAACTCCTCGGCGATCGAGGAGACGCCCGAGGTGATCTGCCGCCACACCTCCGAGCGGCCGAAATCCTGAAACGCCCCGAGGATCGAGTCGATCCACTCCGGCCGCGCGGCCCCCTTACCCGAGAGGATCGAGCCGAGGAAATCGTTTAGGGCGTTGGAGGCTCCCGCGACGACCGGCGTGAGGACCGAGCCGAGTTTCGCGGCGAGGTTGGTCAGGTTCGCCCCGAGCGTCCGGAGGGAGTTCGCCATCCCGTCGCCGGTCCGGGCGACGTCGCCCTGCTGATCCTTCGTGTCGGAGAGGAGGAGGCCGTAGCGGCCGAGGATCTTCTGCTGCTCGGTGAGTTCGTCGCCCGTGTCGGCGAGGCCGGTCTTGTAGGCGTACTGCGCGACCCGCGTCTCCGAGAGGACCGAGCCAAACCGCTTCAGCGGCTCCATCTCGCCCGAGAGGCCCGACTGAATCCGGTCGAGCATATCCGTGGGATCGACGTTGTTGAACGAGGCCATGTCGGCCGAGAGTTGAACCATACGCTTGCTCATGGCGGCGGCCCGTTTCTCGGTGAAACCCATCGGTTTGAGCATCGCCCCGAACGACCCGGCCGCGTCGAGGGCGGCCGATTGGGAGACGAGGAGTTTCGTCGCCGAGTCCTCGGACCACTTCTTGATCGACTTCGACGACTTCCCGAATACCTGATCCACCTTGTTGATCGCCTCGGTGAGATCGGAGGCCGCGTTCGCGCCCTTCCACGCCCCGAGGACGACGGCCGATCCCATGATCGCCCCGCCGTACTTCGCCGCCGTCGAGAGCTTGCCGAACGCCGCCGCGGCCCCGGTCGATTTCTTCGTTAGCGCCCCCTGCGCCTTCCCGGCCTTCGACGAGGCCGAGGTGACGGCTCCGAGTTCGGCGGCGTATCCCGACGTCCGGAGGTCGAGATCGACGTACATATCGGCGAGCTTGATCGCCACGCCTAGCTCCTACCGTCGTCGGCTCGCGGCCTTCCGCTGATCGTTCGCGGCCTTCTCACGCGCCTTATCTTGGAGGTCGAAGCGGACGCCCCACCCGACGAGTTCGGAGTGACGCATCTCGGCTACGCACCTCGGCGCTCGGGTCGGGTCCACCGCGGAGGGGTAGACCGGCATCCCGATCGCCTCCGCTATCCGGTAGCGGAGGTGCTCCGGTCCTTCACCCTTTGCCCACGCTTTTCTCGACCGCCTTCACGGCGGCCTCGTTCATCCCCGAAATCGTGGCTACCTCCCCTCCGATTTGGAGAACAATGGAGGGGGACTTCTCTAGGAGGTCGTCGAGGGTGATCCCGTCCGGCTCGATGATCCCGGCGTGGGCGATCGTCGCCATGAGTAGGAACTCCGACGCCCCCTCGCCTAGCTCGGCGTTGATCGCGTCGGTCTGCCCGGTCGAGAGGCCGCGGATCCGGATCGAGCCGGGTACGCCCTCGACCGTGATCGTCCTCTCCTCGCGCTGAATCTCGCGGAAGGCGTCCGCGGAGACGATCTGCCCGCCGCCGTCGGCCTTCGCCTCGGCGGCGGGCGTCTCGTCCTCGTTCTTCTCGTTCTCGTTCTTCGCCATCGCGGGGCGAACCTCGTTTCGTGTCGTGGTTGCTCGTCGATCGTCTAGGCGGTGCCGCGCGAGATCGTGCCCGAGTTCTGAAACTCGGCGCTGATCTTCGCGGCGTCGCCGACGTCGGCGCTGATCTCGTAGGACGTGACCGTGGCGGTCCCGATGTAATAGATCGACCCGGTGGCCGACCCGGCGGGGAAGAACTTCCACGCGCCCGGCGTCCCGGCGGCGAATGCCGCGTCGAGGTAGCCGTCCACCGTGGGGTCGTAGTTCCCCTCCAACGGGATCGCGGAGTCCTTCATCCCCGTGACGTACTGCTTCCACGTCGTTCCGAGGGTCGAGGTTTCGGCCTGATCCAGCTGCCGCGGGAGTCCCGCGCTCGTCAGATAGGCGGAGAGATCGCGCTCGGTCCCGCCGATCGTCGCGTAGAACTTCGCATCCTTACCGTGAGTGAATGCCATTTCGTTTCACCTCCTCCCGGCTATCGCTTGCGGTAGATCATCGGCGAGAGTGACTCGCCGAAAAGTTGATCGTGGGGGAGCCGGTCAGGGTCCAGACGACCCGCGTATAGCGGGCGACGGTCCCGGCCGCGGCGAGTTCGATCCGTTGCGCGGTCCCGGCCGCGGTGACGGCCGCGAAGGTGAATAGGTCGGCGTAGGTCGAATCGTTCGCCGAGTCCTGAATCTTGATCGTCGCGGTCCCCGAGCCGGAGAAGGCGGGGACGTGGAGGTAGGCCGCGCCGCCGAGCGCCGTCGCGGTCCCGTTGTCCTGCGAGGACGACGTTCCCGAGGTCGAGCGGGCGGTCTGCTCGTCGTGGAGGGAGCGAACCCGCTGACGCCCGTAGCCGGACGCGGAGACGCACTCGACCGAGACGGAAACCACGTCGTCCACGGGGGCGTCGATCTCGTAGGAGTTCTCGGAGGCCGCCCACCCGTAGCCGTATTTCCCGGCGTCGGAGCCGTAGGGGAAGAACGTCCAAATCGCGCCGGTCGTCCCGAACGTCGCTTGGAGTTGCTCGTCCACGGCGGCGGTCCCGCCGTCGAAGATCCCCGAGGCGGCGAACGTCGTCTCGATCATCCCCGCGGTGTACGCCTTCCACGAGGAGATATAGGTCGAGGATTCGGCCTGATCGCGAGAGGCGGGGGTCGAGAACGATCGGAGGTAGTCGGAGATCCGACGACCGTTCGCGAACACCTTCGCGTCCTTACCGTGACTGAAAGCCATCGCCTAGTCCTCGCCCTTCTTCGATTTCGATTTCTTCTCGATCACTCCGCGGGCGAGCAGATCCTTCACCTCGGACGGACTGAGATCGTCCACGGTCGAGCCGGGTTCCTTCCGGCGGCCTCGGTAGTCGAGGCCGCGGATCACCTTGTAGGCGGTCGCCATTACGCGCCCACCCTGACTCGGAAATCAAACCCGGCGTGATTGAAGCGCCGACCGCCGACCGTCTCCGGCCGAGGCGGCACCGCTCCGACACGCTCGATCAGAATCGCATCCACGCCCGAAACGGTAAGCGCCTGATCGGACAACTCCGCGTCCACGAGGTCGGCGATCTGCTTCGCGACCTTGAAGGACGGCCCCTCGGTGATCGCCTCGACCGTGTAGCGGTACTCGGTCCACGCCCGGCGCTTCCCGAGAGAGTAACTCGGGACGTCGGACGCCTCGTAGTAGAGGAGGAGCGGGTGACGCGCATCCTCGGGAGCCTCGGCGTAGTGGATCCCGGCGGTCCCGTCGGTCAGTAGGGCCGTGATCGCGGTCCCGGCCGCGAGTTTCGCGTAGATCGCCGAGGCGACGTCGAGGGACGTCGCGGTCACGACGGGATCCCTCCGGCGAGTTGGGCGCGGATCTCGTCGAGGGCGGGCCGGAGGTAGGGCTGCGCGGCCTGAAACCGCGTCCCGTACTCGACGTGGGCGGCATACTCGGCCCCCGCCTCGATCTTCCACGACGTCGGCCCGACCCGCGAGGAGCGGATCGAGTTCTGCAAGTAGCCGGTATCCACGGGGGCCTTCAGCTTCGCGCGGCCCTCGATATCGTGGACGATCTTCTCCATCGCGACCGAGGCGATCGCCATCACCTCGGGGGTCGCCCTCGGATTGACGACGAGCATCTAGGCCGACCCCTCCGAGGTCGGATCCTCGACGACCGCCCGAACGCATAGCTCCCACGAGTGGACGCCGACGGAGATCACCTCGTAGGCGTCCCCGTCGATCGTCAGGCGGTTCGTCGGCGCGACCGGCGTCCCGGCCGGGAGGGTGACGACGAGTTTCCCGACGGCGGCGATCGCGCCGCCTCGGACGGACTCCTCGCCCGAGAGGGGGGCGATCCGGCAATCGAATGTGCCGACGGTTCCCCATGATTCGGTGAACCCGCCCATGCCGTCCCCGGCGAGCGTCCGCGCTTCGATTAGGGCGCTACTCGGCTCCCCGAGCGTCTCGTCGAGCGTCTCGCGGTAGGAGGCGATCTCGGCGTCGGTCAGCGCCACGAGGGATTGAGGTCGTCGCGGTAGGAGGGGATCGTCTCGGTCACGCCGAACCCGGCCGACCGCTCGCGGAGCCGGGCGGCCTGCGCGAGGAGCATGGGGTGTTTCTGCGATCGCGAGAACGACTGATCGTCGGTCGAGAAATCGTCCTGATCGGCGACGTGGGCGGCGTAGGTTTCCAGCACCTCGGCCGCGGCCCCGTTCACGTCGTAGACGTAGCCGGTGAACCGCGGGACGACGGTCCCGCCCGTGTCGGCGGCGAAGGTCACGAGGCCGGTTTGGTCGATCGTCCATCCGGTGATCGTGCCGCCGGTCGAGGGGTCGATCATCGTCCCGGCGGTCCCCGGCCCGCCCGGCTCGATCATCCCGGCGAGAGAGTAGAACTCGGCGAGGGCGTAGCTCGCGCCACCGTCGGGGGCGGTTTGCCGGATCCACTCGATCGGCTCCTCGACGACGAGCCTCCGGTTCCGGGCGAGAACGTCGTCGATCTGCGAGTTCGACCAATAGGACGTCCCCGCGACCGTGTAGTCCGCGGTCCCGACGGCGGCCCGTTGCCGGACAATCTCGCGAACGCTCATAGGGCGGAGAATGACGCCGGAGCCGGACGCCGCGGTCTACTGAGCGCGGATCTCGTCGGCGAGGTCGCGGATCAGGGAGGGGAGCAGAACCGTCGGCTCCCATCCGAGGAGCGCCCGCGCCTTCTCGATATCCGGCAGCTTGTGGAACCCGGCGGCCTCCGACCATTTCGGCCCCCACACCGTCCGGCCGTCCACGACCTCGATCTCGGAGTCGGAGTCGAGGAGGCGGACGATCAACTCGGCGAGGTGCGTTACCGAGATCTCGTTCGCGGGGTTGCCGATATTGAAGATCTCCCCGAACGCCTCGGGCGTCTCGGCAATCCGGACGATCCCCTCGACGAGATCGTGGACTGACTGAATCGCGCGGCGCTGAGTCCCCGGCGTGAATACCCGGAGCGGCTCGCCGCGGAGCGCCGCCTCGACAAAGTTCGGGACGACGAATCCCTTAGCCGCGTCCTGACGGGCGGCGGTGACGTTAAAGGGCCGGACGATCGCCGCGTTCGCGTGGAGGGCGATCTTCTCGGAGGCGAGTTTCCCGACCGCGTACTCCAACCTCGGGGCGCTCCCGGCGGGGACGTTGCATCCGTCGCCCTCCGAGCAGACTCCCGAGTTCCCGTACACCTCCGAGGTCGAGATATGGATCAGGGGGATCGAGCGGAAGGCGCAGGCCCGAGCGATCGCGATCGTCGGCTCGACGATCGCCTCGGTGACGCCGTAGTCGGCCTCGGCGATCGCGCCGGGTCCGACCGGACTCGCACAATGGATTACGAGGTCGGCCTTCCCGGTCCCGTCGAGGCCGCCGAGGATCACGCGCCCGATCACGCCGCGGTCGGTGCAATCCGCCGTGTGGACGGTCGCGACGCCGGGGAGCGCCCCGACGACGTTCCCGCGGCGGTCGTCGATTATCGAGACGATCCAACCGTCGCGGGCGAACCGCTCGGCGACGTAGGAGCCGATAAAGCCGAGGCCGCCGGTTATGACGACGCGCCCGTTCACGCGATCCCCGAGACGGTCCGGACGTAGAGGTCGCGGTCGGCCATCGCCCGCGCTTGTACGGCGGGGCGTCCGATCGTCCCCTCTAGGTGCTGAAACCGATACGCGCCGATCATCCGGACGTCTAGGTCGGCCTTCGCCCGAGCCGCCCATCCGAGGTAGTCGTCGGCGTAGTAGTGCGCGGGGATCGAGGGACCGACGTCCTGCCACGCCGTCGAGCGGAGGAGGGGGATCGGCGAGGAGTTGCAAACGGTCCGCTCGGGCGTCTCGGCGGTGAGAACCATCCCGCCGCCGAGGGAGCCTCGGGCGACGGTCGAGCCGTCGGGATTCGTGATCCACGGCGAGGGGTAGATCCCGTCGGCGGCGGCCTCGATCCCGGCCTCGACCGCGCCGGGGAAGGGAACGAGGTCGTCAGCGCCGAGGAGGAGGTACTCGCCCTCGGCGGACTCGGCTCCGGCGTTCCACGCCTCGCCGATCGTCGGGCGCTCGCGGACGACGAGGATCTCGGCCTCGCCCTCGACCGTCTCCTCGTAAGCCTTCCGGGTGACGTCGAGGAGATCCTCGCGGCCCGTGATCGTCGGGAGGATGATCGAAACGAGAGGCGTCACGAGGCGGCGTCGTCGTCGGGGTCCGGATCCCCGTTCGGCCACGAGGCGAGGACGCGCGAGTCCGGGCCGGAGGTCGCCGCGTGGCGGCCCTCGTGCCCGACCGGCAGGGTGCAACGGTAGGCGGTCCCCACGGGCCGGAGCGCCCCGCAATACGGCTCGTTCCCCGAGCCGCGCTCGATCGGGATCACCTCGGCCTCGTCGATCTCGCGATCGGTCAGGGGCGCGGCGTCGGCGGAGACGTGGGCCTTGATAGAGGCGAGGGCGTCGAGATCGACCTCGGCGAGATCGACTCCGAGTTGGAGGACGACGGTATTCAACTCGTGGACGTCGATCGAGAGGTCGAGGCGTTGCAGGCCCGAGGTCACGTCCACGCCGCCGAGTTCGACGACGAGATCGCGGGGATTGAGCGCCTCGCGGTCGAGGCCGGGGCGCTTGCGGATCGAGAGGCTCGGGAGCGGCTTCACGCCTTCGCCCCGATCGCGGATTTCTCGACGGCGGGCGGGGAGGCCTTCGCCTTCGCCCGCTTCGCCTCCGCCTCGACCCGATCCTCGATCTCGCGGAGGATCCCCTTCCAATACTTCTTGAAAACGACGTCGGCCTCGTACTGCTTCGCGAACTCGACCGCTCGGTCGGCCTGCGCCGCCGCCGAGGTGTAGGCCTCGCCGAGCGCCCAAACGATCTCCTCGACGTCGGGGATCGCCATCCACGACTCCTGATAGGTGTAGTCCGGTTGGCCGCCGACGAGCCATCCGGCCTCGACGACCTCGGGCATAGCCGAGTGCTGAGTCGCGATAACCGGCGTCCCGCAAGCTTGCGCCTCGATTTGGACGACGCCGAATCCCTCCGAGCGGGAGGCGTGGAGAACGACGTCGGTCGCCACGAGGACGTCTCGCATATAGGAGCGGTCGGCTCCGAGGACTTGCGATTCGTACTGATCGGCGACGATCACCGCCCGCGGCGGGACGTCGAGGGAGGCGAGGAGTTGGCCGAGATTGACTCCCTTCGCGACCCCGAGTAGGTCCGTGTGGAGGTAGAGGATCGCGTCCTCGTGGGACTCGCGGAACCGGGCGAAGGCCTGCAACATTTCCGGCCACGACTTCCGCGGCGGGAGGTCTTTATTCGCGCCGATACACGAGACGAGAAACGCCTCGGTCGGCCATCCGAGACGCTCCCGCGCCTCGTTCCGGTCGCCGGGGTAGTAGTCGGCAGGGTCGAAGGCGTGGGGGGCGTAGAGGGCGGGGATCCCCTGATCGGAAAGCATCCGGACGCCGAACCGGCTCATAGCGATCGGCGTCGCGCCGGAGTTGCGGAAGAACTCGACGACGCGGGGCGGGGCGGGCGAGTGGTCGATCGGTGCCCATACGGCGGGCGGCGCGAGCTTCGCCCACGTGTCGGGGCGCAGTACCCACGAGTCGGCGAGGGCGATCGTCGCGCCGGACTTCGCGTCGCCGTGGAAATGCGTAATCGCGTGGGGGACAACGACGTCGTTTCCGAAACCGTCAGCGCCGCCGGGGTAGATCCGGATCCCGCGCCAATCGAGGGCCGAGCCGTGGAGGCCGTAGAACGCCGAGCAGGCGACGTCGTGGCCGTCGGCGGCGAGCCGGGGGAGCATTAGCGCGGTCTGCTGACCGTAGCCGGTGGCCGCCCACGGGGCGTTTGAGTGCCAAAGGATCTTCACGCGAGGAGGTGAGTCGAGGACCGCACGAGCCGCAACCTAGCGGCCCGTCCCGACGGAACTAGGAGGGACCGCCCGCCCCGCGAGCGGCGGTCCCTCCGTTTCGTTCCGTTCCCTCGCCGGGGTCAGGGGTGCGGTCCGTACCCGGCGAAGCTCGTCGAGCCGACTAGCCGGTCGGCAGGCTCGCGGAC